AATGCTATTCCTTCTAAAAGTAGGAAACTACCAAGGAGATATCTTAAAATTTGTTTTGAGTATGGTAATGAAAATGGAAAAGTTTAGAAATTATGATTTTAGCAGATTTGTCAGAAACGACGTTTATTTCAGGTCTGCTGCTGAAAGGACATCTGTCCATAAAAGAAAGTTAGCAAATAAAGAAGTGAGAAATTATTCTAAAGCAGATTTATTCTTCCAGAAAGAAGAAAATCACTCAAATGAATATATCTCACTGCTAGAAATGCTTACTTCTGACGAGTCAATGACTCAAAAATCTTACACCTGGACCATAACACAGAGGAGTTTGTACAAGACTTTAGCTTCTAGCAAAATAGGTCTAATACAAAAAGGTTGTGTTTTGTTAAGGATTGCGGATTTTATATTGGACAATACAATATTTGAGATAGATAATGTAGAAATCATAGTAATCTGAATCGTTTTTTTAAAAAAACGATTAGTTCTTTTAATTTATAACTGTCTAGTCTCGAATAAATTTGTATTCTTTACCAACTGATTTGCAAACAGTCCTAGCCATGCAGTTAACTAGATATTGACATAAAGTCTTCTTAGCTTCTTCTTTCGAGACGAAAACTAATTGACTAGTTAATGTCATTCTAGCTGCAGGGGAATAAGGTCCATCCGCAACAACTCTAAAATTAGGCATATGAGCTGGCCCATGCTGTTGAATTTGAATGTTCAAAGCTGGAAGTCTCAACCATTGTCTAATTTCATTATATCTCGAAACGATATTTTTTCTAGAATCATTACACAACGACCAAACATCACTTACCTTGTCCCAAGGTATCTCATGGTTTGCTGTTAAGTAATCTTCTCTTAACGGGTTATCGAACTTGGCTTTCAATTTGAGATAATCTCCGAAAGTCGGTTTCGAATCTGGTATAGGAATTGCTTCCTTGACAGATTTTAAGTCCGCTAAGTTGAAAGGGAGTTCTTGTACTTTCTCAACTTTTTTGATGAGTAAGTATTCTGGAATTACAAATCCAGGGAACTTCGATACGAATGTTTTGAAGAAACTTTGCAATTGTTCTTCGCTGGCACCAACACTCTGTAATTGAGCATATTGTGTCATGAAAGAATTGGTTCTTGCAACTTCTAATTGTTCCTTAAGATTAGCGACTTTCAAATCGCGTAATTCTTTAGTTTCAACATGTTGTAAATGAACTTTGCTGGCTTCTTTGAAAAATTGGGTGTAACCTGTACCGTCAATGGTTAGTTCCTCAGTTTCAAAAAAAGATTTTACTTTAGGTCTAAGTTCCCCGATATTACTAGTGTAATAATCAGACTTAGCAAATTCAGATGGAGAGACGGTTACCTTGTAATGATACAAGGGAATTAAGGACTCCAAAGCTGAAATAGGTAAAATGTAAGTTCCATCTCCTAAATCAATGGGATCAACAAGTTTGCGGTCACTACATATCAACAAAAGACGCTGATGCGTTGATGATTGGTAGGTTGGGGTGGCAGCAAGATTATCAAACATAGTAGCTAGATTCTCAAAATGATTGGCTAACTCTAAGAGTTTTTGTTTATCCTTGCGGATAAATATAGCACCTTCTCCGTTTAAGAACTTGATAGCAAGTTCCAATTCGTGAGACATTGTTTGAGGCACAGAAACCTCAACAGGGAAAGGGTAATTATAATTATTAGAATTCCAGTTTGTACGGAAATCTAAGTCGTCATAATTAGGAAATTTTTCTTTTGAGACTGCGAAGGTAACTCCGCTGTGCTCAATAGAATCAACTTTACGTTTTGTTTTAAAACTTAATGAAATGGTG